CGATGAGGGCGACCACGGGAATCCCACGAATGCATCGAGGGGAATCTCGGAGCACCCCGAGCTGACATTTCCTTCCAACGGATCCATTCGGTCAGGTATGTTTCGATCGATCCTTTGAGCTTTTCAATCCCTGCCCAATCCCACCCGCGATGGTGGCGTTCTTCTTCCAGTTGATAGACTGCTCCCAGGACTTCCTGGACAGCCATTGCATTCACGCCGTCTGGTAAGTTGTCCTTGAGGATGGTAATGGGAGATTCCCCCAAATTCTTCAAGAAGAACTTATTTTCCTCCAATGAATACTTCACTGGATCAAAAACATCCATGCGCCCCCTTCCCTACGTTAGTAGGTTGTGTTTGTGCGAACTGGATTCAGCACGACATGTACTGATCCTTCATATGCTGTTACTGTTCCCGTGTAATTCAGTGAGAGCTGTTCACCCTTATCGAGCTTCCTGTTTGCTAAGGTCGATGTCAGGGTGGATTGAACAGGTGTATTGGCTGTGCTGTCCAGTGCCAAGGCTGAACTAATTGCCGTGGTCAGACTGGCTGGGGCCGTTCCTGATGCAGCCACACCGACATCCAATGTCGTGCTGCTGGCTCCAGCCGTACTGTGCACTTCACGCACATCCATAATTTCATAATCTTGATCGGCCACGAAGATCCCCGTATCCGCCGCTTCTCCTGCTGAGATGGTATAGACCACATGAACCGGCGCGAGTCGAGCGATTGCTTTGATACCCATACTTCCCTACTTTCTGGCGAAGTGGCAGGGAGGAGCCGAAGCCCCTCCCCCACCTACTCAGTTTACGATTCGGCTACGTCTTCGATCTTCGCACCTGCTGCTGGGTTGTCACTCAGCAACTGACCCTGCCAGTACCATGCCACCTCAAAGGTTGCATTGGAAGTCTGACGGAAGAATGGTGTGCCATCGAAGATTTCACTGACTGGACGCGGAGCCGCATTCTCACCGTGACCGATGTAGAAATGCTCCGTATCCATGCCAATAATGGTATTGGCCGCGAAATACGGCTCAACGTGCCATGGCTTGCCAGAGAATTTGTAGATTGAACGGCCATCGCCGCCCTTCTTCCCTTTTTGCCCTGACCCACCTTTACGACCAGCCCCACCACCGTCGAGTGCCTGGGGCGAACTCATCGCATAGAACACGTCATCCTTGAGGAGTTCGTGGTAGCGACGAATAATAGCCAGGTTGCTCATATAGGCGTTGAGTTTAGCCCCGCCTTTTTCACGGACCAGATCTTCAAGCTGAAGCATGAGATCTTCGGTCAGTGCGCGGTTGGTGCCACTGTTGTCCAGGACTGCGGATTCCCAGTACTCATTTCCAGCAGTACTTCGGTTAATGCCGCCAAAGTTCCCTGAAGGAGGATTGGCATCATCAATGATTCCCAGCAGCCCATCGGTGTGATAAATTGCCCCGGATTTCGTCGTGTTTTCAATACAGAAGAAATCCCCTGCGGCTGTGCCGCTTGGAGCCGAACCACTAATCGTAATGGTTCGATTCGGAACATCCACTGCCGAGACAGTCCGTGAGGCTGCCAAGTCAGCGTCGTTGTCAGACGCGTCAATCAGGTCAACCGTCATCCCGACATCCACACTTGGGAGTGCATCAACCGTAATGGTGGTCTGGTTGTCAGCGGCTGGCATGACAGCCAGTTTGCCTAGACCATCTGAAATGAAATCAGCATTGATCAATTTCAGGACGCGTCGGCGGAAGCCCTGCTCCATCATCTTCAACGCGGTTTGGAACGCAAACTTTGAGTTCCGTGCGTCTTGGAGCAGTTTCCACGACATGTTGTACAGCCCCGTATATTCCTGGAGGCTGAAGGTGGCCTCTGCCGTGTCTGGGTTGAGGTTGGATGGCAACGCGCCACCTTCCGTAATACCCGTCCACGCGCCGGGGTTCTTCACCATAATTGGCATGATGAATTGCCCACGACCGCCCAGAGGCTTTTTCATTTTCTGGAACATGTTCCAGGTAACGACTTCCTCATTTAAGAGGTAGAGGACCTGATCTACACCATAGGTGTATTTCATTGCCTCAATAACATCAGTTGTACTAGCCACAAGAATCTCCCCCCGGACTATTCATCTTGTCCAGGATTTAGCATGGGCCAAAGTTCATCAGCACGCTCTTGAGCTGATTTGTACCCACCTGTTTTCCCGCTGGTAAGTGATGACTCACCTCCCTTAAAGGGAAGCGGTGAAGTCTTAGCCTTTTCCGCAGCTTTTTTATCCATTTCCCTGAAGCCTTTTCGCATGGATTCAAGTCTGGTTCGCACCATCTCTGGATATTGCGCGTTCAAGTCTTTTCCTTCGTGAGAGAAATATACATCTCTCAGGTAGTCATCAGCCCACGGCGCATCAGGAAGGCCATGCTCATCACGTAACTTCTGAAATCGGCTGTTTAGCTCTTGCTCGACTGACTTTGACTGGGAAGACCCGACCGTATCCTTAAGCGTTTTGTACTCTTTGTACATGTGCGCCATGGCTTGGTCACGTTGCTGGAGTTGTTGCTGAAGAGGGCTAATGCCTTCTCCCATAATTCGCTCCATCAACTGAGCCGCCGTGTTCCCATCCAGATACGGCATCGTTCGCAACTGGTCCAACAGTCCCTGCTGTTGCTGCTGCACTTGAGTCTGTTGTCCCTGTTGCTGCTGATTCTGCATCTGGTTTGCATACTGCTGCAACTGCTGCTGGTATTGCTGCATTTGCTGCTGTTGCGAGAACCGATCATTTTCCCATTGTCTCCGTTCATCCGCGAGAGCTTGAGTTTTTTTCGTGAACTCTGCTTGTACGTCAGCAGGCCACGCTCCTGAATCGGATTGTTGTGATTGTTCTTGGTCGCCGCCTACAGTCTCATCAACTGTGCTTGTCTCGACTTGTTCAACCAGTTCCTCATCCGCCATGCCATGTCTCCTTTCGAGTGGCCAGGGAGTGTGTTGGGTTTATTCCTGAATGGAGACCCTTGACATTGTTCGCCTGTCCGTATTCGTTCAACCGGCAATCAGATGAATTATAAAGCTGATAGAGAGGTAGTGTCAAGATGTAGGGGGGCTGGGAAACCCCCCACAACATGTAGTTATTGCACAGGACCGCGTGGACCGCGTTTTTCCAGTGCACTCTGGCGTGCTTGGAGTGCCTGAGCCAGAGCTTCTGGAGCTTCATCTGCGATCTTTGAACTTTCCTTGAACTGACCCATCGCCATATCAATGGCTTCTGCGGCAGCTTTGGCTGCTGCCTGTTGACTGGCCTGAGCCACAGCTCCCTGAATCATGGTGTTCTGCATGCCCTGTTCACGTTTTTCACTGGCTTTGACCATGATTTCACGGCATTTATTCCAGAACTCAGCAAATCCCTGCTGAATCTGAGGACTCGCCCCCAAATACTCTGTCGTAGCCATGGATGCTTCCAATTCATCCATAATCACCTTGAGATTCCAGAACGGCATGGGAATGTGAGGCGGAAGAGGTTCTCCAACCCATAGTTTCTCTACAAGGGATTTTGCCAATTTCCTGTAGCGAATCTCGGAATCTTCCCTTCCTGCGTCCCCCATACTCAAGTCAGCAGCGATTTTCTCTTTATCAATCCGCCCTGTTCTCTCGTCCATGTACAACACTGCCAGCGGTGACTGGAGGTGCTCCCGAATCCTGGCTTCTCTCAGTGCCCTCAATTCCGGGATCAGACTCCCTCGTTCGACTGTAATGGAGTAATCTGTCCCCGATTTCAGGATTTCAGAGTTCTGAAAGATAAACACTTCATCTTTCATGTTTCTATCTGTGTAATGCAGGGTTCGATAGGTTGGATAGAACTGTTTGACCCGATTGATCCGCATTTCCTTGGTTTTTCCCATCTGTTTTCCAAGGTGCTGGTATAGCATGCCCCATTGCGTATCAATAATCTCCTGAAGCATCGGCACGGCCATAGGGCCTCTCATCTGGCCAGGAAACTTCTGGTCCTGCATCAAATCAGCCCCACCAGCAATCTGCTGCATCAATTTCATGGTCAAGTCCACTGACTGCATGAACCAGGCAGGTAATTGGGGCGGATCTCTCCTCTGGACCATCTTGATCCCAGCTTCATTCAAGCCGTTCTCAATCGGGGCAGGATAATCAGCAGGAATATCTTCCCGTTTCAATCCAGGTCCCAGTAGCTCATCACCATAAATCGACGCATTCGCCTGTTCCCCAAGCTGACTAATTCTCTTATTGAGGAATCGCTGCGGGGCAATCAAATCACTGACGTAATCATTGCTCCAGAAACTCATAGTCGTTGGTCCCCAGTGGTAATCCACCAAGGGGATTTCCTCATAGGGATTGTCTCCATCATGGAGAATCTCTTCACCAGGAATAAAGCAGGAATATTTCCCTCTGGGGTTTTTGGCAGACATAGGCTGGAAGCGTTCCACGACCACCGCCAAATCCGGGTCATTCATGGTCCGAGTCCCCTGTACCCTTGGAATCAAGTCCTGTAAATGCACCGCCCCAGTTGGATCGCCAAATTGCTTGATGTCAGTACTGAGAATCCTGACTTCCTGGGCATCCTTGATATTTTCAATGGTTTTATCGTTGACATCGTAATTGGCTTCAATCCACCCCAATGTTCTGATTTTGGCGATATAGACCGCCTGATCAGGACTCAAATCATCAACAGCCCTGACAGAGGAATCAATAAACACCTGCAAGGGACTCAGGATCTCACTCCCGATATCTCCAGTCAGTGTCATCTCTTCGACTACCTCAAACTGCTCTTTGGGTGCTCCCTGAGAGATTGCCATCTGTCTCATGGTTTCCGGGACCTGTTCCCCCGATTGGGTATCAGTCCACATCAATTCCCCGGATTCTTCATCAAACAGGGGCATAGGTTCCATGCAGGCATCTTTTTCCCAGGGGATGTATTCAAAGGCCACACCCCCAATGGACATCCACCACAACAGTTCCCATGTCCGGGATCCCTGATCGAGTTTCTCATCCAACGCCCGAACCAGCTTATCGACAACCTGGGCATTCCCGAGACTCTTCGGATCCTGCTTGTCAGCTCTGGCTTTGAAGATGGGGGCAATACTGGTCAGCCTCCCGATCATCTTATGCAGCATCTGTGCAGCGAGATTAAATACCAGATGCAGCTTATTGGGGTCTCTTCTCCGGGTAAACAGCATTCGGTTTTGAGTTCCCACCCAATGCTCACCAGAAATGAATGAAAGGTTTGTCAGGATCCGTAATTCTACTGACCCGACATTCCTGGCCTTCTGCGCCCGAAGTCGATTGTAGTCTTCGGTGTAGTCAGCTAAATTTTCGGCTTCTTTTTTCTTTGCCATCTAAAACGCTCCCAAGTGGGCATCAGGGGTATCTTCCATTGGAATATCTCGTTCATTTGGGGAATCCATCTGGTCCGGCTTCTGATCTCGGGCCATATCCTGGCTGGTTATCATTTGATGCAACCTGTCGATCTCGTACTCCATCTCCAGAATCCCCAACCACTTCCTCAACTTTTGCTGCATCCATGTCATTTGCCACCGCCTGATCAAAAAGGGAATCAAACGTACGTGAGTCTGTTTTCCCTGTGTCATTATCCTTCCGAGTTAAAGCCAATGTGTGCATCATAAACTTCACTTTCGACTCAACGTCCCGTAATCGTTTCTCCACCTCATGTCTGTTCACTACATTCCTCCCAAATGTGAATCTGCTGGTTGCCGTTTTTTCTTCTTCCTTAATGGATTCCCCATCCACTGGACAGAACCCGGAGGGGGTATAAATGTTCGGGGCTTTTCAGGTGTTGTTGCGCGTGGATGCCTTGATAAGACATGTTCTACGCAGTCCAGTGCATGATCATTCACTTTTAAGCGTTCATATCTTCCACTGGCACTGGTATGGTCCGGCCATTGGGCATATTCCAATTCATAGGGCACCATCTCCAGCCACGGAGCCAGGAAAATCTGCTCATGCTGGAAATACTGTCTTGTGGCTTCCGTCCTGACTTCCCGCCCCCGTTTATTGGCCATGAGATGTACGCCATGGTGGATACACTCCTGCTTGAACTGACTGTTACTATCCACCCACGCTACGGGGCGTGTTTTCCACATCGCCGCCATGCGCTTCAAGGCCGCAGCCCAATTAACGATTGAACCTGATGGATCCAGTTCTGGTGTGTTGGCCACATAACTATAATTTGTCAGTTCATCCAGAATATAGGCCTGCCCTTCGGGGCTGACTGCAATCACAGAGGCTGCACAATACGTTCCCGTATCTGCCCCAATTTCAACACGCCAATCATCTGGCAACTTGAAATTTTCTTTCGTCGTTCCTGCTTCAGGATTATGCCACAGCCGTGGATGTGTTTGCAGGGTGAATTGACGATCGCCACGTTGGTAATTGTAGACTCTCCCAACGTAATCTCCAAGCCGACCTAAATACGCAATCGAGAACTTTTCTCTCGTTAATAAATGCTTATCCCGGTCCATCGCTGACTGATCGAAACTGATGGGATTGACTATGGCTGGCACACCACACTTGCAGACCCATTCCTCAAAGTCAGGATTTCCGTGACCATTCTCGTGGAAGATATTCACCCATGGCCTGTCAGGAGTTGTGGGAAAGACCGCATACCCCTGTCGAACTCTCAGGTTCTGCGAGACTGACGTAAAGCATTCGATCCCAGGGAGCTGATAGGCCTCACAATAAATATAGGCATCGACCTCTTTTCCCTTAAGAGACTCCGAACGCTCCCAGGATCTTGCTTCAAACCTGGCCCCATTATCAAGCTCCAACCACAACCGACCATCTTTGGGGCGGTTCTGCAATGAGCTATATTTCAAGTTCAATCCACGCTCAGAACACAAGGCTTCCAGAATGTATTCAAATTCCGGGGCGGTCATGTCATATTCATTCCCGACCAGATACACCAAGGCATTGGGAACGGCAGCAAACGCTGCCCCCCAAATTCCTGCCCCGAATGATTTCCCTGATTTATACGCACCCAGTTCAGCTACGACTTTTGCCCTTCCAGCCTTACGGGGGAACAGCACACGTTTTTCTATCTTTCCCTGTGGAAGTCTGACTTCTATTGTTGGTCGTTTCTCTTTCTTCTTGGCCACGATATCTGTCAGTTCATAGCCATCTGTTGTCACCCACCAATCTGCTTGGTGCTCTAATGGAACAATCCCATTTTCCTTGCAGATGAATGCCCGGAATTGGGTGACAAGTCTATCCCGCATTGCAGGATCAACTGTTGTGGTTGCCACTAACTTGCCTGACCTTTCGGTTCGTATTTATCCAGCATGTCTGAATAGAATCTGGACAACGGACTATCCTGACCTGCCATTCCTGCTATCTTCACCTCTAAGGCAGAACGGCAAGTATCGGCTTTCAGCCTCTCCTTGCCGTCGATTTCCGCGTAATTTGAACTCCACAAAAAATAGGCCATCTCGTTGTAATGCTTCTTCAGGGCAACTTCCAACCTCTGTTGGTCAGACATCTTATGCCATGCCTGACCCCCTGTATATTTTTCCAGGGCAATGAGTACTTCATCCTGACCTGGCCATGTTTCCGCGGCATCCATGATTACTTCATCAGGCGTGTTGATATCCAGGAAATATCTCACTGAATCCCCGATTGGTGCCCCTGAAAGTAGCATCAACGCGAATTGATCTGCTTCTGCTTCGTTAAGTGCCCGAGTCATGTCGATTCTCCAGACCTGTTACTAAGAATCCAGGTGTACGTACCTCTTTTGGCATTTCTGCTGGAAATGAAATATGCACTTTGCATCCACATGCCTCCGCATAGCGTAAAAACCACCGCAATGTACTGGTTCCGCCCTGTCCACGTTTTCGGTAGAGATATTGGTTGATACTTGCAGGTCTCACCCCCAATTTTGCTGCCAACATCTTTGTTGTCAACATCGATCGTTCTCTCATCGCTTTTAACAACCCCCCGAAACTCTCAGGGTCATCTGCAATCTCAAATTTCACCCCGGCTGTCCGAGGTATCCCACTGCCACTCCTTCTTTGGGGCCGTAATGTTGCTGGTCCAGTCATATTTTCCTCCTATGTTGAATACTATCCCAAAAAGTATGGTCAGTCAAGCTACTATATCCCAGAACCTTAAATTGTCTAGAAAGGATGTTTCTATATGGTCAGAACCTGCACCCAAAACCCCCCTACCCCCTTCCCTTATAAGACAGTCAAAGAGGTATGAAGGTGGAAAATCTGACCGGGGCAACCGGACCAGCATTCTCAGCCTGACCATATTTATTGGTAATGTTCGGATATTTAGGGCG